AAAGAGAAGCGCACTGATCAGATTAAGTTGATCTATCACACAACACCTCATCGTGGCCTTAACATTGCTTATGCCGCCATTGATGAACTGTCTAAGATACATGGTGATAAGATACACTTTGATGTATATTCATCGTTTGAGGCTTATGGTTGGAAAGAACGTGATGAGCCATATCTTGAACTGTTTGATAGTATTCGCATTCACCCTCATATGACGTATCATGGCTTTCAGCCTAACAATAAAGTTCGTGATGCTTTGAGAGAAGCGCATATCTATGCTTATCCAAATATTTGGCCAGAGACTTCATGTATCAGTGTTATTGAGGCTATGTCTGCCGCATGTCAAGTGGTGTGTCCTAATTATGCCGCCCTCCCTGAGACAACTGGTAATTTTGCCACGATGTATCAGTGGTCAGAAGATATAAACTTCCATGCTAACGTCTTTGTGAACATGCTGAACGCTGCCATTCAGAACCATTTCACTGATGATATGCAGAGAAAGATGCTGTTCCAAAAGAACTGGACTGATAACTTCTATAACTGGGAATTACGATCCGCTGAGTGGACCGGTTTCTTACAAGGGCTGTTGAAGTAATGGTTCAGATTCCTGACCGCACGAATAGAAATGGTTATGTATGTAATTGGATAGAGAAACAAATGCACGAAACACATGAAAAGTATATGCTGAGGCGAATCAGAGAAGAGGAGGAGGCTACGATTCGCAGTTTAGCCTCTTCTGATACACCATCAGCCATTCCTGAAGTAAATGACATAAGACAAATGCTTGAAAGGATTGAGAAAAAAATCGACAAATTAATTGAAAAAGGGGGTTGACATCAACCCCTTTTCTGCTATGATGTAAGAGTAACAGAGAGGGTGATTCGCCATGTTGACAAAGATTGCTACCACTATCGGATATATTTTACTACTCGGTTTTGCTATTAACATTGTAGCGTTGACACTTTTGGCTTGGACTTTTGGATTTTAGAATGACTGCTACTCATTTCATTGGTCTGACTGATGACCAGATTGAACGTGCCTCTCGTATTTGGCATGTTGACTTTGTTCATAGGTGGCATGATCGCCGTTCGCATGGTGATATTGATTGGGATCACGACACTATTATTTTCGCTGGTCGTACTTCGGAGGACCGGATCTCTGAGTGGAGTTGGCAAGACCATGAACTGCATTAAAAAAAATAAAAAAAAGTAAAAATAATGGTTGACATTATCCCTATTCCTGCTATTGTATAAGAGTAAGTTAGTTAAGTGATTCGCAAAAAGAGAGAGAGAAACATGAACGAACAAGATTATGACATGATTGCTGACATTGTACTTGAGATTGCTACTGATGCAGAGAACTACATGACGTTTCGTGCTATCGCTACACCTGTTCTGACAGAGTTCGGTCTGACTATCGAAGGCATTAATGACATTCTGCGAGGTGTCTGGGCTGATCAAAATGCGTATGCATAAAAAAGTGCTTGACAACATCTTAAATCCTGCTATTCTATACAAGTAACAAGAGAGGTGATTCGCAATGTTGACTGCTTTGAAAATGATTGTCGGGCTAACCGGTTTTCTGATGATTACTGCCCTTCCTATTTTGCTTGTATGGTAAAGGAAACTATATAATGATTTCTACTGCTCAACTCCGCCGACAGATCCAAAATGATCCTGTTAGTATTAACCGTATGCTCCGGGTTCTCCCTGAGTTCATCCGGCAAGAGGAAGAAACTCCTCAGGTTGCTACTCCTCGTGTTCTTCGGAACCTCCGTGCCCAGCTTCGGATGGTCGAACAACTTGCTCTTCAACAACAAGAGGGTGCATAATATGGCACATTTTGTAATTCGCATTGTGTTTGGTAACGGTGATATCACTGAGACTATTCGACACACACAGGATGGTGTTCAAAATGTAATTGACCACATCTTTGCTGACATGGGAAAGATTTCTGTCTGTGGTGGTATTACTGAGTGGACTGTCACAAAGGTCAAACCATAATGAAGAAAAAAGACCGCATTGTGCTTGAGGGTATATCCCGTCATGGTAAGAACCGTATTCATCAACATGGTAATGTATGGTTCGTTGATGAAGTTCGTGGTGATCGCATGAGTCTTATATCAGAACACAAGACATTCAAACTTGGTGATAAAATGATGCATGATGCTCGTTGGGTGCTACTCAAGAATGATCCTAATTTCACTTGGTCCTGTTAAGGAGGATGCCTATGTCTAAATCCCTTAAACAACAACTGATTGATGACTTGACGCCTAAGCGGGCGAAACAGAAACGGCGGCGCAAGCCAATGACTGCTGAACAGAAGGCAGCCGCGGCAGAACGCTTGGCCAAAGCCCGTGAGAAGCGGCAGAAGGCTAACCCACCCAAGTATAATAACGTGCATCCGTCTGTGCTTGCGAAGCCTGATGATGACACGTTTTCACGAGTCAATGTGACGGCGTGGATCAAGTATCAGAAGGAGCTTCTTTCTGAGGCTAGACGACAAGACCGATTAAAGGTCAAAGGGGCTGCCATGCGAGTGGCGGACCATGTCGCCTATATTCGACACTGTGAGTGGTATCTCAAGAATGGTGATTGGATTGACAATCGCTTTGGTAAAGATGCCGACAAAGTAATGAAGTGGCGAACAGTTGTACCATCTGTAACAACTAAATATAGTTGAAGAGGAGTTGCAAATGAGTACTGTAATCAAATTCCCTAAACACAATCCACGCATCGCTCCAGAACAATCTCTGGAGCATGTGCAAGAACAGATTGCCAAAGCAAAAGAGAAATACATCAACGCTCTGGTCGATCACCATTCTAGTCAACTATTGGCTGGCATCTCCCTGTCTGGTCTAGACATTGAGACAGATGAGTTTATGAAGGACTTTGCATTTACAGTAGAAACGATTCGCTCCACAATGTATCGAAGCATGGGAATGGATCATCCTCTTCAAGAATCTATTGATGAAGTGATTGATGTTGTAGAGAAAGAAGAAGATCCAGAGTTTTTAGACGGCGCATCAATGGTCATGTGGGACGATGATGATGAGGATTGAGTGAATGCAAGGAACAACGAAATTACCTCGCAAGCCTATGACAAGTGGTGGAGAATACGATGTATTAACTCCCGAAGCACGGAAGTTCTACTGTTATACGCATAGATCCAAAGTTTGTAAGAAGATCAAGAGAGCGTATAACAAAAAAGAACGCAAATGGTTAGATCGTGTGTCTATGACGGACTTGATCAATGAGTGACGAAAAACGAATCATTCTTATAAGCGATTTCATTGAACAGAAACTACGCAAGGAACAAGAGTTAGAATATTATCTAAATGAACTTGCTGAGTTACAGGTAAAGATTGGTCATTTGAAGCGTGAGGTTGATTTAACTAATACTATTATTGATATGATTAAAGCAGAGAAGGTTCAGATGATTAAAGCGAACCACAATCTGATTGGAAGTGACAATGAACAAGATAGTGAAATGTGACAAAACTGATAGTCTTGGACGTGAGTGTGGAACCCATAGATATGGCAAGTGTGGTGACGAACCGTGTAACCATCTTGCAATTCGATACATTTATGACAATAGCATAAGTAAGGAAACACAGCTATGGCTAGATACACACAACGGGAATGGGACAGAGTAGTGGGTTATGGTAAAGTACCTGAGGAGTATAGAATGAAAAGTAGTGAAGATTGGATGATTGAGAGAGTTCTATTGAACGAACTGAGTCGTATGGAAGTATTACAGAATAGCCTATATACTGATCAAGACGTAATAGTACGCAAATGGCTACAGAAACGAATTGATGACTTGACACAAGAGGAATAGTATGATATGCTAGTCTTCTAAATGATATTTTGTGAGTAAGAAAAATGATACTCTTAGATTTGAATCAGGTGATGATTGCAAACCTGATGATGCAGATTAGAAATAGTAGTGAAGTAGAAGAAGATATGTTACGGCATATGATACTAAACTCTCTAAGGCTGTATCGAACTAAATTTGCAAAGGACTATGGTGATCTTGTTATCTGTTGTGATGACAAGAATTACTGGCGCAAACAAATATTCCCATATTACAAAGCACACAGAAAGGCGGACCGTGAAAAGTCACCGCTCGACTGGAATAACATCTTCACCATTCTGAATAGGATTCGGGATGAACTGAAAGAGACTTTCCCGTGGCGTGTGCTCCAGGTAGAGACAGCGGAGGCGGATGATATCATCGGCACTCTGTGTCATCGTTTTGGTAAGATACTGAAAGCAGATGGTGTTGAGAACATTCTCATTCTGTCTGGTGATAAGGACTTTGGTCAACTACAGAAGTATGCTAATGTAGAGCAATTCTCTCCAGTGACAAAGAAGTGGATTCGTATCAACAACCCAGAAGCATTTTTGCGTGAGCATATTATGAAGGGTGATCGTGGTGATGGTATTCCAAACTTCTTGTCTGGTGATAATTGTATCGTTGCTGGTCAGAGACAGAAGCCTTTGATGTCGAAGAAACTCGACACATGGATTAGTCTTGACCCTTTAGACTTTTGTAATGAAATGATGCTGAGAAACTACAAACGTAACGAAGCATTAGTCAATCTTGATATGATCCCAAGTGA